AGGTACAGATTCTCAACGTCAAGGTTTAGATATTATATATGTTACTGCTATAGCTTATCGCTATCCCTTTAGAGGGGTTCACTATATATATTGTAAAGAAACTTTTCCCCCTATTAAAGATGATTGGTCCCGTTTGTGGTTAGAAACCGAACGAACAATGCAATTAGCAGAACAACTCTCTAAAGAATTCCCAGGTCTAAAATTTGAAATTGACATGGATTACAATGAAGATGAATATTACATGAGTAATAAATTAGTATCAGCTGCCAAAGGGTGGGCCTCATCCCACGGTTATAAAGTTAATATCAAACCTCATAAACAGATTGCCACGCGTGCTGCTGATCACCATTGTAAATAAACTATAACATATTTATAGACATGGAACCACGATTAATTAAAGCTCTAAAGACACAGGCTGAGGCAGATAAGCAAGAGGCTTTACTTACACTAGAAACCCTCTTAGATACCCCTGCTGGTATTGGGGAACATACCTCAGGTCACCTTTTAGAAGAAGCTAAGAAAGCAATTCATAAACTAGGTGAGGCTGAAGATCAATTAGAAACTATAGAAAGACATTTTGGATATAAATAAAATATTTGGGGCTTTTAATTCATCGTCAAATGAATGGGATTATAGGGGGTATAATTATTATTCTCCTAGAACTCTTCCTGTTATAGATGAAAACCACCCCCGTTATTTTATTAAAATGTTCCATAAAATTATTGCTAACAATTTAGCATATAGTAAACAATTAATTGACTTCTTTAGCTCCTCAGATCCTTCTATATCAACCCAAGAAATTGAATATGCAGGAGAAAAAATGCTATATGCTAAAGCTTATGGGTTTATTAAAAATATTGATATAAATGATTCATATCATCAAAAAATTTTAAAAGAAGAAAACAATAAACAACTAATTAAAGCATATAAAATGTCAATTAAATTTTATGAAAATGAAGAAGAATATGAAAAATGTGCTTTTCTTAAAAAACAACTTGATTTCGTAAATTTTTCATCGTAACTTAAGTTTTAAACCTAAAAAAATGTATTATAGAGACCACATACAAAATAGACTAGAAGCCTCACAGAGCAGTCTAAAGAAATTAAGATTTTGGATAAATAGAGGCCAAGGAGATATTAATGAAATGAATCGTGCTATTGAAGAATGTCACGATATACTCGAAGATCTTAAATCCACAATTGATCGCGAACCCCGTACTCCTAACGAATATAATAAAGTTTAATTATGCTTACAGCTGAACAAATTCAGGCTAATTGGGAAGAATTCTGCAATAATATTGAGTTGTGGATTACTGGGGAGAGGAAGGAAAAGCTCCTTGGGTTTTATAAAAAATATGAGGATCGTATCACAATGATGCCTGCTGCTCATAAAAAAGAATACCACAATGCTTTCCCAGGTGGTTATGTTGACCATGTTAATAGAGTTGTACAATGTGCTCTTAATATTAATGATGTTTGGGTTAAAATGGGTGTAGATAATACAACATATACCCTTGAAGAACTTGTATTTTCTGCTATTAACCATGATCTTGGTAAAATGGGAGATGAAGACCACGAGTCTTATATTCCTCAGACGGATAAGTGGAGGAAAGAGAAATTGGGGGAGGATTATATGTTTAACAAAGCCCTCCCGTTTGCTTCAGTCCCAGACCGCGGTTTATTTCTACTTCAGTCTCATGGGATTCAATACAATTTTAATGAAATGATCGCTATTCAAACTCACGATGGTTTGTACGATGAAGCTAACAAAAAATACTTATTTTCTTATCTCCCGGAACAAAAACCACGCACTTCTCTTCCACTAATTCTTCACCAAGCAGATCTAATGGCAGCTCGTATCGAATTTGAGCGTGAATGGTTGCCTAAATTCAAAAACCCCGTGCCCACCCAGGAAAGTAATTTTACATTACAGAAAGAAGTAAAAAAATCAACAAAAGACAAAGCACTTTCTCAACTAAAAAATGAGAATTTAAAAAATATTTTCGATAAATTATAAATGGAAATAATTATTATTAGTGTTCTATCGGTTTTGGTTGTAATCTCAGGATTTACAACCTTTAACCTTCTTCGTAAAAACGAAAAACAAGAAGACATACTTACAGGGTATATAACCTACTTAGACCAATTAAGTAGGATAATAGAAATCTCAGATGAGAAACTTAAAAAAATAGATCAGCGTGAAATTTTCAAAAGTGATGATGAAATAGGATTCATGTATGAACAAATTAAAGATCTCCAGAGAATTCTATCCCAATTTAGGATAGATAAATTATGAGTGAATTAAAGAAAAAAAGAAAAAAGAAAACAAAAAATCAATATTTTACCCAAGCAACAGAGGATGCTATAGTAAGATATAATAATTCAATTGACCCGGAAGAGCGTAGTAGGATCTATCGAGATGAGATCCACTACGCTTTTTTTAAACTAACGGAAAATATAATCCACACTTTTAAATTTTACTATACAGAAGTAGATCAAATAGAACACCTTCAACATGAAGTAATTACATTTTTGTTAGATAAAATTCATTTATTTGATCAATCGCGGGGAGCTAAAGCATTTTCGTACTTTGGGACGATTGCTAAACGGTATTTGATTATACAAAATACTAAAAACTATAAGAAAAGAATAGATAAAGCAGAAGTTGAAGAAATTCACCATGATTTAAGATTTTCTTATGACATGGATTATGATCCTCTAGAAAAAGATAAAATATCAAAATTTATTGATAAATTTGTAATATACTGCACCGAAAATATTTATGAGCTGTTTCCAAAAGAAAAAGATGCTAAAGTAGCAGATGCCATACTAGAACTTTTTAGAAAAAGGGAGGTATTAGACATGTTTAATAAAAAGGCTCTTTATATTTTAATAAGAGAAATGGTAGATGTAAAAACCCCTCATATAACTCGCGTAGCGGATCAATTAAGCATTATATTTAAGGATAACTATTTGTTTTACTTGGAAAACGGATACACAGAATTTGAATAACATTTATATTTATTATCATGGGACAACTAGATAAAAATGTATTTGGAAATAAAAAATTTTCTGACATCCTTGAGGAGATTTATAATAACCAAAAGAAGAAAGAAGAGCAAATTTCTACCCTTATTTCTGAGTTAAAACCTCTTATTCAAGATATTGGGGATGCTACTTTGGTAGTTCCTTTACTTAAAGAATATCTTGAAATATCTGTTAAAAATGATGAGCAGCTTATTAAAATGGCTAATATTGTCCAAAAAGCCGTCCAAACCGAAACCGATGACGATAGTTTTGGTATGACAGATGCTGAAAAAGAACAATTACTAGGAGAGATAAAAAAGTTTGGCAAAGATAAGAAATAATGCCCATCCAACAAAAATATGGCATATCAGCCCTTACCCAGGCTAATAGTACATCTAATAGTACTCCTTCTTTTAATTACCCTATCCCTTCAGTAAGAGTAAAAGACATTATTTTAGATAGTAATCACCCTAAATTTGAAACATATGGAGGGTGGAATAGTATAGGAACTATTTTTTACGATGCCGTAGATTTTCCTTTTGCAGTTGAAACTGCTAATACTGCACTTCCATTATATTCTAACTTAAAGCAATATCCCTTAATAAATGAAATTGTACCTTTATTATTTCTTACTAGTTGGAATTCACAAACCAATACTGAGTTAACCGAGGCTTATTATTTACCCCCTATTAATATATGGAATAGTCAACATCATAATGCCCTACCTGATTCTACCCAAGGGTCCCCCGTAAAATCTCAAAGCGATTATGAAGATGCTAGTAATGGTTCAAGTAGAGATGTTAGAAGAGTAAATGATAACGCCACAGATATTAATTTAGGAAAGGGTTTTAATGAGCAAATTAACACCCACCCCTTAAAATTTCTTACAGGGGATAATATACTAGAGGGAAGGTGGGGGAATTCTTTTCGTTTAGGAAGTATTATTCAAAATAATGTTAATTACCCTATTACAAAAATAAGAAATGGACAACCTAGTAATGTTAACGAAGACAGTTGGGTTCCCATTGAAGAGGATATCAATAATGATCAATCATCTATTTATTTAACAGATAGCCAAAAAATAAACATAGAAGTAGCTAGCACTCAATATACTAGTTATGCCACCGCCCCTATTGCCCCAAAAGAATATAACCAAAATCAAATAATACTCAACTCAGGTAGATTATTATTTAATTCCAAAACTAGTGATATATTACTAAGTTCTAATAAATCCATCAATTTAAATTCTATTAATTCTATTAACATAGACACTAAAGATTTCACCATCCAGGGAACTACTAGAATTGGGGGACCTAATGTAAATCAATCTTTATTAAGGGGGGATGAAATGGTTAACCAATTAAATACATTACTAGATACTTTAATATTATTTTTTAATGCTTATGGAAGAGAAACCCCTAATGCTAAAATAGTGTCTACTCCACTTGCAAAAACTAATATAATTAATAGTCTTACTGAGGTGAAAGCGAATCTAGAATTAACTAAGTCTAAAATAGGTTTTATATCATAATGGCAGGTAATTGTAAACCTTTAAATGAAAGTGGGACATTACTTAACTTACTTCCCTCTCTTCCTTCATATCAACAACTTGTAGATTTTATCTACTCTAAAGTTGAAGAAGTAAAAGTAAAATATCTTGCCGAATTAACTAAATTATTATTAGAGTTATTAGATTTTTGTCCTCCCCCATTAAATTTAAATAAAATAATTAAAAAAAGGAATAATTTAGTAGAAAGCCTGAATAAACTTTACAACACAGTTGATAAAACTTCTAGTGTTGTATCTGGGATAAATACCTTTTTACAAGTAATTGCTACTGTTCTTCAAGTTGCAGGGGGTGTTGTAACAGCAGCTATTTTAATACAACTAGTAATTCCTATTATTCCTGCTCCTGTATTAGCTAAATTAACAGGGGGAACCACAGCTACCCAAGAAACTATAAAGAAAATCCAATTTAAAAGTGATGGGGAACCACGTCTTCTTCCTTTAATAGAAGCTGTAACTTCGGCTTCTATAGCTATAGGATTATTTGCAAATGTATTAGGTAGTGTTATTTGTAAGTTAGAGGCTCTAGATCTTAACATCAATTCCTGTTTGGAAAAGGACCAAACAAACGACCAAACAGTTGATTTAGTTCCTCTCTCCCCTGAATTGGTAGCTTTTGTAACCCAGGCAAATAGGGCGGATCAATCTAATCTTTTACCTACTGAATATAAAGGATTTGTTTTTGAATTAGAGGAAGTTCCCTTCTCTCCTACAGTAAATCAAACAAGAGCTGTAGCAAAAAATAAAGATGGGGTGATCCTTCTCCAAACAGAATTATCATTCACCTCCACTCCAGAGGTTTTATTACAAGAATTACAATTTATAATAGATCGAGATAATTTAAGAGCAGATTAATTAAATATTTATAAATAATGAAACAAAACGCTTTAAAGTCAATAATTAAACAAGCAGTTAAAGAAGCAATCCAAGAAGAAATAAAAGATATACTTCTTGAAGCAGTACGCTCCCCTAAACAAACTGTTATAGAACACACTAAACCCCAGCCCGTGGTTGAGGGTCCCTCAATGAGCTCAAACGAAAAAAGAGCAGCATACCAAAATATAATGGGAGATATGAAAGCTCAATTCACTTCTCAAAACGTCCCTAAACCTTTTAATCCTCAAGGAGCAATGCCAGGAGGTGACCTCCCATCAGGAGAAGTTAATATGTCTCAAATAATGGGTTTAATGAATAGTAAATAATGCCCATAAAACAAACCAATATATATCCTATAGATACTAAACCAAGTAAAGCAGTTGGGATAGCTTATCCCTTCTTAGGGAGGGATTCTACAGGGGGGACTCCTTTTAAATTAAACTATACTACGAGAGATCAACTTAAATCTAACTTAATAGTATATTTTTCTACTAATAAAGGAGAACGACCTTTAAATCCTAATTATGGAGGGGGTTTGAAAAATTTATTATTTGAACAATTAACTCCTAGTACATATAATAGTGCTGAACAGATTATCAGGGAAGAATTAGCGTTACAGTTCCCCGAGATCCAGTTGAAAACTATAGAAATATTTGGTGAACCTGAGAAGAATGTATTACAAATAGTTATGTCTTATACTGTGTTTAATAATGAAGAAGATACTATAGAAATAAACTTAACAGCATAATGGCTAATAAAGATATAAAATATATAAATAGAGATTTTGATAGTTTTAGAAACTCACTTGTACAGTTTTCTCAAAATTATTTTCCTAATACTTATAATGATTTTAGTGCCAATTCCCCGGGATCTTTGTTTTTGGAAATGGCTTCATATGTTGGAGATGTTTTGTCATTTTATCTTGATAATCAAATACAAGAAACATTTTTACAATACGCCCGACAAGAACCTAATCTATATGATTTAGCATATATGATGGGATATACCCCAAAAGCTACGGGGGCTGCTACAGTAGAAGTAGAAATATACCAACAAGTCCCCTCAAAATTAGAAAGTGGGGAATATGTGCCCGATTATGATTATGCTTTATTTATTGAAGAAAACACTTCTATAAATTCTACTATAATAAATAATAGTAACTTTGTTATAACCGATTCTATAGATTTTAGTTTTTCTTCTTCCTTAGATCCTACTGAAGTAACTGTATATTCTACTAATGGTGCGAATGTAGAATATTTTT